GGCAATATGTTGACAGCCGACTATTTTAAAAGCTGTCTACAACTTACAGCTTTAGCAGCTAGTAAAAAAATAGAAATACAATTTGGAACTATTGGTAATGAGTCTTTAGTAACAAGAGCTCGAAACACATTGGTGCAATTATTTATGGATGATGCACAATATACGCATCTTTTATTTATTGACGCTGATTTAGCTTTTAACTCTGAGTCAGTGTTTCGTATGTTAGATTTAGATGAAGATGTAGTGACGGGAGTATATCCACGAAAGGTAATTGATTGGACCAAGGCAATCAAAAAAGTAAAAGAAAAACCAAATATAAGTGAAGATGAATTACATGCAGCATCGTTGCAATATAATTTAAATGTTAAAGATCCAAAAAATATTATGGTTAAAAAAGGTTTTATAGAGGTATTGGACGGTGCAACTGGTTTTATGTTGATAAAAAGAAATGTATTTAAAAAAATGGCATTGGCATATCCTCATTTAAGATTTAAATCTGATCAACATCTAGGTGATCCTCACGACAAAACCTTTGGATATCATGACACGTCTGATTGGAACTATGCTTTTTTTGACACTATGATAGAGCCTGGTACCAAAAGATATTTATCCGAAGACTATGCTTTTTGTCGTTTATGGCAAAAAATAGGCGGTAAAATATATGCTGATATTGCTAGTGGTATGACACATATGGGTAACTACTCATTCAAAGGTAATGTAGGAACTCAATTCTTGCCACAAAACAATAAATAATTTAGTATACCCCGACATGAAATTAGTCGATTTAAAGTTTCAACCAGGTATAGATAAACAAGATACTGCTTATTCAGCAGGAGATCAACGTAAGTATGTTGATTCTGACTTTGTTCGATTTCACTATGGTAAGCCTGAAAGATGGAAAGGTTGGTCCTATCTGCCAAATCCAAATAAAACTATTGTGGGCGTGGTCCGTGATACGCATAGCTGGATTGGTTTAGACGGAACCCGATATCTTGCTTTAGGTACAGACAGAAAATTATATATTTATTCTGATGGCGCAATAACTGACATAACTCCTATTAGAGAAACAGCAGCTTTAACAAATCCTTTTACTACAAATGGTACAACAACTGTTACAGTTACGGATGCAGCTCATGGTGCACACATTGGTGACTTTGTTACTTTTGATTCATTTTCTGCAATAGATGGGTTAGATATGAATAACGAGTTTGAAGTTATTACAGTTCCTTCTGCTAGTACATATACAGTAACTCATACAAGCACAGCTTCTGGGTCAACATCAGGTGGTGGTGGATCAGGAAATGCTAACTATCAAATTAGAACGGGACCTTCTACATCTACTTATGGTTATGGTTGGGGAACATTGTCTTGGAATACGAGCACATGGAATACAGCAAGATCTTCTTCAAGTGTCGTTGTAGACGCAAGAAATTGGTCTTTAGATAATTTTGGTGAAGATTTAATTGCTACTGTTTTAAATGGCGGAACGTTTATTTGGGATACATCAGGAGGTACAAGTAGTAGAGCAACAACATTATCTAATGCCCCTACTGCTTCACGATTTAGTTTAGTATCTACCGACACAAGACATTTATTAATTTTTGGTACAGAAACAACAATAGGCAACAGTGATACGCAAGACGATTTACTATTTAGATTTTCTGATAGAGAAGATGCTACAGATTATACACCAGTTTCTACTAACGAAGCAGGTTCGCTACGTATATCAGATGGTTCTAGAATAGTAGGCGCTGTTAAATCATCAGGTCAAATACTTGTATGGACCGATACATCTATGCACGGTATTCAATTTGTTGGCACGCCTTTTACTTTTGGTCTTAGACAACTTGGTGCTAACTGTGGGCTAATAGCTCAACACGCAGCAGTAGAAATAAATGGTAGATCTTATTGGATGTCTGACAATTCTTTTTATATGTACGATGGTGTTGTAAAAAAAATGCCTTGTTCTGTTCAAGATTATGTTTTTGATGATTTAAGTTACACAAATAAAGCAGACATAGCTTGTGGTATTAATACAGCTTTTAATGAAATAATTTGGTATTACCCATCAGCTAATGCTTCACAAATAGACAGGGCTGTGGCTTACAATTATTTGGAGAACACTTGGTATACTACATCCCTTGCAAGAACTACTTGGCTTGGTGCTTATGTCTATGAATTACCTATTGCTACAGAATATGATACAAGCATAACAGCAAATAATTCTACTATACTTGGGTTAACTGCAGGTGCTTCGTATGTTTATGAGCACGAGAGTGGTAATAATCAAGCAGACGGCACAGCCATATCTGCTTTTTTAACATCAGGTTCTGTTGAAATAGCAGACGGTGACGAACTTATGTCTGTAAGTAAACTTGTTCCAGACTTTGATAATTTAACCAATACCATGACAGCTACACTAACACTTGAACAATATCCTCAATCAGCAGACACTGTTACTACCACTGGATCTATTTCTAATACTACAGAGAAAATTGATGTAAGAGGTAGAGGAAGAGCAGTTAAAATTAAATATCAAACAAGCACTGTAAATGACACTGCTTGGAGACTTGGATCTACAAAGCTACAACTTAGATCAGATGGTAGACGATGATTGATAAACCTTTATATGGAAATCCTTTAGCTGGTGGTCTTAAAACTTTACAACCAGGCATTATAGATGATCCTTTTAAACCAAAATCAGATGACCCTTTGATGCAAGGTTATTATGATTCTGATTTTTATTCAGATAGACAAACAGCGGATTCAATACCTTATACATATGACGGCAAAGAGATGAGAGGGTCAAGCTCAGGAGCAAGTAATTTAAAAAAGTATTTAGAGTCAATTGGTAAGGGTGATTTAATACAATTTCCTGAACAAAATTTAATGAGTGTAGAACTACAACAAGCTGAAAATCCTCCTCCACTTAGTGGCACGTTCAATGGCATGCCGCTATTTCCAGAACAAGGAGTAGGACAAGTAGATACTCCAGAACAATTAATTGAATCTGGACAATTCACACCTGGAGTAGGACAAGATATTTTTGGAAACAATCCTGCGGAGATAGCTGTGCCTTCTAACCCTTACAACAGAGTTGGACAGCAGCTCATGGGTCCTAATCAAGATGAAATGCTTGGAACATTAAAAAATATAGAACAAGGTATAGCGAGTTTAGTTGGAAACTATGGACAGGGCAATAACATGAATCAATCATCAAATTATGGTAATTTTGATAACTTCGGCATTGGTAATTTTTATCCGCCTTACGGGGGAATGTACGGCTAAAATAAATTTTTTATGTTCTATGCCTAGGGCAGGCAATACTTTGTTAGGTTCTTTACTTAATCAAAGTGAGGACATAAAAGTTACAGCAAACAGTGTCGTAACCGAATTAGTTCATCGTATTTTAACCTTACAGGATTTTCCTCAGTATCAAGAATTTCCAGATTATACTGGAGTACACAACGCAGCTAAACAAGCATTTTTTTCTTACTACAAACATTATAAGTGCAAACATGTTTTGGATAGAGGATCTTGGGGCACGGAAGCAAACCTAAATTATCTAAGAGAATTAAAATTAAACAGTAAATTTGTAATACTGTATAGACCTATCTTTGAATGTTTAGCTTCAACTCTTAAAGTCATGAATGTTGAAGAATCACGTAGAGAAGAGATGTGCGATTCTTTACTCAAAAGAAACCGTAACATAGGAGTGTCCATATGGAGCATTGAGAATATACTTAACTCAAAAGAAAAATATAAAATTATTACTTATGATGAGTTAATAAAGTCTCCTAAAAAAACAATTTTTAAAATATTAAAATTTTTAAATGTGCCTGAGTATAAAATAAAAATTAAAAATTTTGATCAGTTTTCCATACAAAATATACAATATAATGACCCTATTCCTGAATGGCATCGTATTAGAACGAACAATATTAAAAAAAATCCTTATGATTACTTGTCTTTGATACCAGATAAAATAATTGAAAAATATGAAAAAACCCATATTATGTTTGATAATTTAATTAAGAGTAAAAATGGCTAGAATAACAATCACACGATTACCAAATGCGACTCCAGAATATGATGCTAGTCAATTTGACCAAATGATTTTATTATTAGATCAAATAATTTTTTTACTTAATACAAACTATCAACAAGATTTAAAAAACGAATCAGAGTCGGAGGCTTTTTTCTTTGGCTAATACGTTTAAAAGTGCAATGGTAGATGTAACTACCACAGATTTAACAACTGTCTTGACAGTTCCCACGGCTAATCCTGGTGCAACGCCACCAGTTCCACCGACTACAGATATAGTAAAATCTCTTTTAGTTTGCAATGACTCTGGTTCAACAACTTTAGTTGATGTTGAAGTTGTCAGAGGTGCAGCAACCTTTGAAGTATTCAAAGCAAAGAGTGTTGCTACAAACACAACCACAGAACTATTGACACAACCTTTAGTTTTGCAAGAAAGTGATATTCTTAAAGTTCAAGCTAATGCTGCCAATCAAGTGCACATCATAGCAAGTTTTCTGGAGATCACGAAAGGACAACTCTGATCAATCTTCATTCGTTATTTATTACTCCCGTATTTTCATTACAATTAAAAGGCCACGAACATCTTATTGATAGCATATATCAATTACGAGAAAAAGATGAGATGGGTATGCCACGATCCAATGTTGGTGGTTGGCACAGTCATGATGAAATATATGATATTAAAAAGTTTCGTCCTTTGGTCGGTGATATATTAAAATACTCTAAAGATTGTTTTAATCACCTAGATGTCAAACACAATTATGTTCCTGAGATGACGGGTATGTGGGCCATGATTAACCCACCAGGATCACGAAACAACGTGCATACACACCCATACAACTATTTATCTGGTGTATTTTATCTTAAAGCTCCTAAAAAGTGTGGAAATATTGTGTTTCTAGAGCCTAAACCACAGTCAGAGGTGTTATCACC